TATTGCCTCGAATAATAACGTGGAGAATACCTACCTTCCCAACTCATAGAAGTTACAGAAAGTGGAAATGGTGAATTACTAAATATTTTCAAATTAAAATTATCGTTACGTTGATGAATAGGAACAGTGTAAACAGCCAGCTCTTTGAGTGGCACATCACTAGCTAGATAAAAGTCAGCAAGTTGAACACTTTGAACTTCATGCCAATCAGGTCTACCTTGTGTCTGCAGTTTAAACTCAATACTACTAGATTGTTTAACAGAGAATTTAATTCTAGCAACAGTCAGAGATGCAGTATAATCAACAGCACTCTCAGATTTACGATAATAGAACCTAGGTAATTCTACTTCCATGTCATACCTAAATCCAACATAAAAACGGTTCTGAGTAAAGTATTGTACTAGATCTGCTCCAACCTCAGGTTGACATGGATACTCCCATACACCCGAAACTGCAGATCTAACAGCATTGAGTATATAACCAGATTCTAAATCAGGAGTAGTTGGAGGTGCAGCAGAAGCAATAAGTGTAATAATTTCTCTATCAGTTACATCAGTGTAAGGTAAAGTAATTTCCAATTTACTGGTAACAGGATTATAACTAACATTGCTAGGCTCTGCATACATATCTATACAAGTCTGAACAACCTGACCATCAGCAGTAGTGAGGATTCGATCTTCAGGAGCTTGGGTAAGATTAGCTTTGATAATAGTATACTTACCTTCCTGCTTAGTTACAGCAAATAGGTCATCCCTATCAACAATACAGTACTGTACATTACCTGCCATCTTCCAACGGAACCAAGCTTGAATGTATGTTTGTTCAGCGTCACCATAAGTACGGTAGAAGTAGATAAACTCATTGCTAGAGCTACTCATCAACACGAAAGAGTTCTGTGGTGAAGCTTGAAGGTTGTCAATAGTGTCAGGAACGTATTCTGACACAACCTTACCTACATCCAACACATCAGGGTTCTCTTCAAAACCTCGTGTCTTCATTGCATAAGTCCTAGAGTAACCAGGAGTCTTACTCATAAAGACTAGGTTAGTACCAACATCAACTGGGTCAATCAAAGTATCACACTCATAATTACTGAGTGATCTGATTGCCGCAGTAGATGGTGTAATCACACCAGTATCAGAGAATAGGATAAATTGTTGACTATCACTAAACAACACCAAGCCCTGCGGTACAGGCAACACAAAGTTAAGTGTAGCAGGACGCAATGCTGAGCAACTCAAATCAACAGGGTCATTAGCTGTTTGAGTAAGTGCTGTTGTATAGAAGAAGTTAAAGAAATCGCTAGTCTTACTGAGGATTACATTGTCATTAGACAGGAATCCAAGCCGATTGTTATAGAAGAATACTTCACGAATCGGGAAGTTAACAAAGCTAGGTAGACTGTTAGATTCATCATCACCAACCAATCGCTGTTCCCAAGAGTTCTTTTCAGGACTACCAGGAACTGCTTCAATAGCTCGGAAAGTAAATGTATCCTTAGCTGTATTGACCAGCTCATGTGGCATGGTACGTGGGTTAAGATGAATAGGAATGTTAGGCTTTACAAACTCTTCCCAATAACCATCACCTGATGTACCATCCTCAGCAATGAATCGAACGTAGTAAGTGTCCTCAGCAGAAGCTGTGTTCTGAATAGTGACACGACGGTTTTGAACACTTTGTGTAGGAAGGTCAGAGATGTTGTTTACAGTGTTTGTAAACGCTTCAATAGAGTCACCACTGATACCACCTTTGGCAGTGATGGAGAAGCTATTAGGTGTACTGCTAGGTGCTAGTTGAACTTCAATACTATCTTCAAGAATTGTAAACGTAAATCCTAATCCACTTAATAGTGTGCTGAGACCAGCTTGTGCGGGATAAGTACCGTGAGCACCACCATTTCCAGATGGGTTAGCAGGGTTACCGTTAACAATCCAACCAAGAATTTCTTCTACATTAAGGATTGGTTCAAAATCATTTGAACCGAGGTTTGTGTTTTCACCATTACGTGTTGTAATGCTAGCTGTATAAGGTGTACCATTGTAGGTAACTGTTACCTCATACGTTGCACCAAATTCAACATTGGTAACACGAATCGTACCTTGCTGACCTTCAACATAACCAAAGTTTCTGTATTCGGGACCAAAGGCTGGTGATGGAAACTGTTCACTTTCTAACGGAGTGCTAGGGTCAGTGGTAGATTCATTCAAAACACCAACAGTCTTTGTCTTATTAACAATAAACGTGGTATCTTGAACAGTCAGTACTTGAATATTATCCCTAGGATTTCCAGAACTTAAAGACAAATAACTGTTTGGATCATAAGTACCAAGACCTAGGTACGATTCAGTAGTAACTGTAGCTTCATCTCCTGTCTTAACATTCCAGATACGGATACCATCAAGTTTAACACAACCTAGGTACTGCTCATCATCATCGCGATTAATGTAGAACCAGCGACCGTAGTAATCAATGGTGCTATCAGAAAACTCAGTACTACTAACTGGATCATCATCACCAGTACCTAACTCTTTAATAAACTTAGTACCCGGTCTTTTAGTAAGACCAAACGTTGGGTCAATATAAGCATTAATACTATCTCTTACCTGACCAGGAAGTTTCTTATCATCAGGTTGCTTGGATACACCACCAAGAAAGTTCTCTACTGTTTGTGTAATACTTGCCATTAGCGATACAATGCACGGTACGGTTTGTAACTAACGTAGTAGTCACATCCTTGTGGGTGTCCAAAGAATGAGTAATCACCTTGATTGCATTCATACTCAAGTGCCATAGCACGAGTGTATGCTTCACGTTGTTGTAGCATTTGATATTGAGTACTATCACCAATCACTCGTTGACTAAAGATACTAGCACTACGTGCAACAATATAATCACGAATAGGAATAGGAAGGTCAATCAAATTAAAGTAACGTTTGATGTCACAATAAGGATCGTTTTCAAAGGTGAATGTTTGGTTGATACGGTCGTATAGTTTACCTTCACGACGTACAACATCAACAGTCCTGTCTGTATCTACGACATCAATCTGTAGATAGTTATCAGGGATAAGTACCTCTTTATTAGAATTACGAGATACCTTTACTTTATAGTCAGTATTAAAAGTCCATCCTTCAGCCTGCACCTCTCTTGAAACCTGATGCAAGGTATTCAAAATAATCGCAACGTCCGGGTTGGTTACTTCACTAACTTGTGAACCATCCTCTAGAGTGATGTTCTGAGTTTCAATGACAGTAACAGGCGCCTGACCTACTGACGCCAGAATTTCATTAACAGCTTGTAGCTCAATTTGAGCGTTAGTAGTAGACATATTAGCGAAGGAAATATGGATAAAAAAAAGGGAGAGCCGAAGCCCTCCCAAGTAAGGATAAATGTTAAGGAGTGAAGGTAGCCCGAACTGCATCAAGTGCAGGGATGTCACATTCGACACCTGCATATGCCGTACGGAACCCACAAGTGATAGAAAACACTTTGGAATCATTAGTATTCCAAGGAGATCCATCGGTCTTGCTAACAGAGCGACGAACAGCATTAGACCCAGTAACAGCCAGATCGCCGTTAGCGCCAAACGTTGGGTCAAGTTCACCAGTTACGGTAGGTACAACACCAGGAGCATTGTAACCGCTGGCACCGTTGTTACCAGCAGTTTGAGAAGGATTAGCCATAATTTATATCAAGTAGCAGAGTACGGAAGTTTACCGTCCAAATCATTGGTTTTGATATTAGTTGCTGCACCAGTAGTCCGACCATACTCAAGATGAGTAGGTGGGTTCAAAGTCTCAGAACTTACATAAGTACCAATGCCAGTACCTTGAGGAATTTGGACGATTACAGAAGCACCAGGAACGTAGGACATAATAGTTCCTCCGTTATCAACCAGCCAGCAGCTCAATAGCAGCGGCAGGGTTTACCCAGCTAGCACCCATAGCCATGCGACCAACGATGATGTCACCCTGATACATGGTCTTCACATCAGAACCAGTGGTCTGAATCTGAGGACCAATACCTTCCACAACACCAGCTGCTTCCTTACCATAGATAAGACCGCAGTGGTTGGTGAAGTTACCGGAGTAATCGTTGTTCTCACCATCAACAGAAGACACAGAACCAGCCAGGAAAGGCAGGTTGTTGGAACGCCAGATCTTGATACCAGCAATCTCATAGAGACCTTCACCGGACTGAACACTACCAGCATTGTTACCGTAGTCACGGTTCAGAATGTTGGTGTCAACCTGAGAGATCAGAGCGTAGTATTGACGAGGATTCAGGACGGCATTACGACCCATCTTGGGCACGTTCTTTTCGTCCATGATGGAGGCAGCTTCAAAGAAGGCATCCACCAGTGCTTGAGCATTATACTCATTACCAGAACCAAGCTGGATCTGGCTACCACCGGGCTCAGGACCAGGAGCAGCAGTGATAGGATGAGCTTGACGTGCAGCCAGAGCAATAGTACGGAAGATCTTCTTGTCATAAGCTTCAGCCAGAGCATGACCGATCTTAGCAGAGATTTCCGAACGCAGGCTGTAGTGAGCCAGGGTCTCATCCAGGTCATAGACGAAGGCGCTGGAGATCAGCAGGTCGTCCATGACAATGGTCTTCTCAGCCACCGGCGGATCGTTGGTGCCGAGGATGGGTTGACCAGGCACATGGTAAGATGCTGCCATGCGACCAGTGTAGATGAATTGTGCAGAGCGACCATTGCGCAGAGTACGGTTCATCACAGTGCCCTTAGCAATCGTGGCACTCTCATATGCCTTAATCATTTCGCCGGTAAACAGCTTCAGATAAGTAGCATACTTGGTGTTGTAATTATCACGAACACCATTAGTAAACGCACCGGTACCCAAAGGCAAGCCAGGCGTCTTATTAATATTACCTACAGCGGTAGGAAGTGTATTAGCCATTTTAATTAAAGAAAAGAGAAGTTATGTGAGTTTCTCTTTAAGCGCTTAAAGATATTAAGTT